CTGGGTTACGGCTTCTGCGAGTATTGGGTGGTGTACACCCGACGCACCAATAAACGGTTCTGTCCTATTATCGCTATTAATACCTAATAAATCTAAACCTTCGCTATAAGTTCTAAACCAATCGTTACGAGAATCTAAATCTTCTTCAAAACTTTGAATTAATTCTTGTGCTATTGAATTTAATTCGTTATCGTCAATAACTTCTGCTAAATTTTCACCAAATTTACCTGTTATTTGATTTTCTTCTTCGGCACCAATACTAACGGTGCCATCAGGATTGATAGTTACTTCAGTTTCTTCTGGAATTTCTTGTTGAACTAGTTCAAGCTCAATTTCTTCTTCAGGACGAAGTGGTTGTGGTATCGCTTGTTTTTCTATAGCCATAATTTTAGCAGTATAACCTTATTTTTATTAATAATAAACCCTTTGGGCTGGATAGTAACTTGGCTCATCGTCCATATCGGTCGAAAGTTGTAAAAAACCACCCGCTCTAAACCTAGCTAACGCTAAAGTAGTCGCATCAACTAAGTCATCGTGCTCCCCTGCAGGAAAATCACTAACTTCTTCCATAAGTTCTTCACCAAAACGGTTATCAGGCACCCAAACACGTCCATCTTGGAAAATTGGGGAGACAGAATTTAATCTTGCTATCTTATCTTGCCCTTTTCCTGGACTAAATGTATTAACAGGTATCCCCATACGCCTTAATTCTTGTATAAGTGGTAATCCTGACCCTTTTGCTTCAATAATTATACTATCAGGGTCCCAAAATTCGTATAATCGCATAGCTTCTTGTTTTAATTCAGGAAAATCAAACCTTTCTTTTATACAATCTATTAAAATTAGGTGTGCTTCGTCGCCTTTATAATGTTCTTCTCCTATTTTACCCTCTGGATAGAATACACCCCACGTTGTTATAGCAGTAAAATCAGCTCTTTCGCTTTTTAAAAACGCTGTATCGTAACTTTGTATTAAATAATCGCAACTTGGTGGTTTTTCTTGCTCCCAAATCTTAAACCAATCTTTAGGAATTATAGAAATACCCTCACCTGTAGGTCTTTGCATATATTGTGCCGCCCATTTAGACGGACTAACAGACGCTTTTATACTTTCTAATTCTTCTAATTTCCAAAATTCTTTCCAAAGAGGTTTACCGCTAGGTAAAATTGCAGGAAATTCTATAACTTCCCATTGGTCTGCACCTTTTTCTTGTGCCATTTTCTTAATTAATCTACCTGTTAGGTCTTTTTTAGACCAACGGGTCATAACTATAACGATTGCGCCTCCAGGCTGTAACCTTTGACGCGGTCCAGTCATAAACCATTCGTAAGCTTCGTCTAATGCTTTATCAGACATAGCGTCTTGTTCGGAATGCGGGTCGTCAATAATAAACAAATCCGCACCCCTACCAGCTAACGCACCTCCTGTACCTGCTGCATAATATTCTCCGCCTTTATTCGTTAACCATTTACCTGCAGAACGGCTATCAGCTTTTAATTCTGTTTCAGGAAATAAGGTTTTATATTCTTCGCTATCAATTAAATCCCTAACTTTTCTACCAAAATTAACTGCAAGGTCAGCGGTATGGGTTGCTTCTATAATTTTTAATTTAGGATTTTTACCTAAAAGATATGCAGGGAATAAATGCGAAGCAAATTCAGATTTCGTATGACGTGGCGGCATATTTATTATTAAACGTTTTAATTTACCGTTAGCTATATCGTCAAAAGCTTTTGCCATTTTCTTATGATGTTCGCCTGAAATAAATTCATGCCAAATACCTTTAACAAAATGTAAAAAAGTTGACGTAGAAATTTCTTGGTGGTCGCGTTTTTCTAATTCTTCTAAAAGAATAGTAAATTCTTTCGCTTCTTGGGTGCTTAAATGCGATACATCTAAGTTTTTTAAATCTTTTAAATCAGTCACGTAACTTTAATAAATCCGCTAAATTTAATTCTTCAAAATTTTGTAATGCTTCATCAGAAAGAGATAGTATTGTATCACTTTCTTCTCGCATTAATTTTCTTGGTGGGAATAAAATTGAATCATAACCTACACCTCTAAATATATCTCCTACGGGTTTATTAATCATCGACGGTGCACCTACTGAAGGTGATTCAATCATAAGGTCTAATGTATTACGAGTGTTTTGATTTAATGCTTGGTCGTAAGCATTACCTTTTAACGTATTTATATTATCACGGATTTTAATTAATTCTTCTATAAAATCTGGTGGTAAATTTTCTGCGTCTGCAATATTTTTAAATTCAGGACTTATTTTATATACGGATTTTTTCGGAACATCTTTTAGAAGTTTTTGTTTTAATGCAGGTGTTAAATTTTCAAACATATCTTGGTTATCTATACTTTGACCAAATATTTTTAATCGAGGGTCGGTTTTATCTAATACCGAATAAATACCACCTGTTGATTTATTAAGGGTAAACATATCATCTTGAATTAATTTAGGCGTTCGTAACGTTTCTATTCCTGAAGGACCGCCGTGATAAATAAATTGATTAAATGGTGCAGGGTCTTTTGGTTTTGGGGTATCGAAATCTAAAGTACCTTGTTGTCTACCTATCGGGAAATTAGGTGTAAATCCTGGAGGTTCAAGTCCTCGCAACCCAGAATAATCTACTCCTTTTACTGGAGAAATTACATTACCTTTATTTATATATTCTTTTGCATATTCTGGAAATTGCTTTACCATTGCTCTAGCATTATTACCGCCTTTTTCGAAAACCCTAAATGCGACTGCTTTATCAGAGAATTGGTCAGGATTACTAAAAAAGTTGATAGCACCTTTTCTATTTTCCTCTAGTGTTTTCAGTTTTCTTCGATAATGACTCATTTCACGTAAGGCTTCATCTACTTTTTCTTTATCAACGTATGGTTTATCTGGTTTCCATCCTGCATTACTTAACTTATCTTCTGCTTTTTCTATTTCTTTTACTAGAGCTGCACGTTCTTCTGCGTAAGTAGGACCTGGAGTCATAGAAGAAGGGCGAGCGGCAGTTTGTGCCTCATCAATCTTGTCGTCAATATTTCTAAGTTGTTTTATAATCCTCGCTTCCGCTTTAGATGAAGCAGCTAATTCGTTAGGGTCAACTGATTTTGATTGTATATTTCTTTCTCTTTTTAAATCGTTAATTAATTTTTGACGTTTAGCTATTATCGATATTCCTTCGGCAGGTATACCGCCACCAGGAAGATAATCTAAATAACCTAAATATTCACCTAATTTATCTTGCCTACGTCTAGCTAATTCTTGTGATAATCCAGGAATAAAATTTGCAATACCCGCTGCAAAATTTTGTATCGGGTCTTCGGTATTTAACGGTTGGTCTAAATAATTTAAAACGCGGTCCCCTAACGATGGTCGCCTTGTTGGTTCGATTCTATAACGTTCTAATTCCTGTGCCATATTAAGTAAAGTAGTTTAAACAAGGAGTGAGTTTCTTTGTCGGCGGATTATTTTTCACTAGTATTAGAAGCTCCAAAATAAAAACTTATAACGGCACTTGCTAAACCGCCTAAATAACCGAGTACCAAATTAATTAATGCTTCGCTATTTTGTTCTGGTGGTTGAATCGTTACTAAAAAGATATAACCTAAAAAACCACCGACCATAGCTATGCCAATAATACGTGCGGTCCAATCTTTGCTAAACTTGGTTCGTGCATCTTGCTTATCAAGTGTTTCTAATTTAAAAACGTCTACTTGAAGTTCTTTCATTTTTACTTCGAAATCTTTTTCTGCTTTTTTGATTTCTAACAGTTGTTCAGGGGTAGCGTTTTGTAGTGCGTTCTCAATGGCTTGTTGATTGTTATCAACACCAAGAACTTTAGAAATTACGTTTGACGCCATTCCACCTAGTGGACCACCTAACGCCGTACCAAGTGTGGGTGCGACTGCACCGACAACATTCTTCAAAAGGTTTTTCATAGCAAAAGTATAATCTAAAAAAATTTTTTCGCAAAATTTTTTCACTAGGGACTTATTTGTAAAGTAGATGCAATTAAGAGGCTGAAACTAAGGGAAGGCGGAGGGTACGGAGGCAGCGGTAGCGTAGGGGGGTATAGGGGGCTTTCTAAGGGCGTGTAAAAGCCCTACTGTAGTAGGGCTTATTGATTTACAGTTGTTAAGTTAAAGGGCTACTGACGTAGCCCTAAGGCTACGCAGTAATAAATAACTGACTTAATGTATCTTTGTCATAACCTTTATAAGTATTTTTAAGGTTATTAAACTTAGATAGGTAATGACCTAAGACAGTATTAACATCTTGTTCATAACCATAGCTATCAAAGTCATCAGCTATATCACTAACAGTACATGAGCCATTAGCAACGTTAATCATGTCAATATGCTTTACAAGTATTTTAACTTGATTAGGCATTGAATGAATAACTTTACTAGCTACGTCATGGTTAATACTAATAGTAGTATTATCATTAACTACACCACCTTTACCACTAACATTTAAGTTAGCAAACATTGACACATTCTGTTTCTTGGTTGTGTCTACCTCAGCTTTTTTAGCGTTTATTTTATTGTTCATGCTACCCATTATACAGACCTTATTTTAATTATCAATAGGTTTAGATAAATTAGTTAAATTATTTTTATTATATAACTTAGCTTATATAAGTTAATTAACTTAGTTAAGTTAGTAATTATTTTAGAAAGAACGACGGAACGACGGACCAGGATTATTACGCACGAACATACGAACGACGGAACGATAGACTAGAGCGATTGAGTAGAGGGACAGGGATAGAGTAGAGGGCGAGGGATAGAGCGACGGATAGAGTAGAGCGATAGACTAGACTAGAGTAGAGCACAAAAAAGGCGACCGAAGTCGCCCTTTGGAACCAGTCAAGGTTTAGCTTATTTCAACTAATCCTTCTTCGACCAATCTATTTCTGTAATGACTCCAAATAGCCATTGGTGTTTGGACTGTTACCAATCCAGCTTTTTCGAGAGCTGAGTCTTTCGAACCATCTTCTCCAACTAACTCACCAACTGTAAGACTCATATCTTTCGCAGCTAGTAAAGCTTTGATAATAATCCCAGCTTGGGCAGGGAATTTACCCTCAGGCGTTGCTACTAATGTAACAATCGCGTTATAGTTAGCTGACCCTTTTTGGGCAGCTGGTTTAAAGTTCTTATCTATCATAATATTCTCCTTTCTAGATAGTGGGCTAAGCCCTAGTTAATATAGTACCTATTATAGCAGCGATTGGTATCAAAGTAAAGGAGTAAAAAGAACAGAAGAAAGTCCGTCAATCGTTCTTTCTTTCCGTCGGTCAGTGTTTCTTGGTGAAGTCGCCTTCGATTATATTGTCAGTTTTCTTTGCAATCAATTCTTTGAGGCGAGTGAGTATATCGTCTTTGGTCATTAAATCAATCTTTGCAGTCAATATTTCACGTCTATCGATGTAGAGTCCACCAGCTTTGCCTCGATGGACTTCGGCGGTGATGGCTGCGGATATCTGTCCTTGGTCTTTGGCTTCTTCTCGCAGGTCGTGTAGAGTAGAGAGGTGGTTCTCTAGAGAAACTGCTTCCTTCTCTGAGGCTAGGATTTCCAAGTCAATGAGATAGTTTCGTACAACTGGGTTATGATTGAGTAGAACGCTGCCCTGTGTCTTAGCACCTTTCCTATCCTTTGTATATCCCGCTTTTATCGCGGCTTCCGTAGCTGTTTGACCTTTGATATACTCTTTACAAAATAGTTTTTGTTTAGAGTTGAGTGGTTGCCACGTCTTACCGTTTTGGTCAACGAATGCTTTACCGTCTTCTGTTGGAACTAAATGAGTATAAGTTAGCTTTTTCATTGTAATACCTCGCTTCAGCAAATGATATTACAATATTATTAAAAAAGATAATTTTCAATTTACTTTTCTCGTGCCCTCTAGGTATCTTACCATAGTTTCTAATAACTAATAGAAAATCTATTAGTTTTGAAGATTCAAAGAACAGAGTAACAAAGAGACTTACAGAACGATTCTATTAGTATATTAGAGATATTAGTAGTTTTGAAAACTTTTTGATAAAAACTTTTTTATTTTTAAAAACACTAATACGATAGGTCTAATAATAAAAAACCCCCGCACTAGGCGAGGGTCTGTTCTTCGTGGTGAATCTAACTCGTGGAATCTATCTTTTGCTGTTTAGCTTTGAGCTTTGCTCCTTAATATCGATTTTTCCCTACCCGTCAGTAGATTCATGCACTCTTATAAACCGTTTTCGTCGTAGTAATTGGCTTCTTCGGTCACTCCGTATGGATACTTTTTAGGCTCTCGGTCTAGCCTAGTAATCGAAGCCATGAAGCCATGACCGTCTCCAATCTTCAATATATGGTATATATAATCTACAGATTGGATAACTGTAGTACCTATAACGTCAGCTTCAGTGAAACCTGTGCGTTCTTCGTTAATAAGTAATACGTAATCAGCGTTCTCAGGATATCCGTCTTTCGGCTTATCGACAGCGAAATCTACTAAATTATCAGCTATCTCTCCACCTTCTTCGGAAAGCTGTATCATTGAATGATATCCGTCTACTCTATACTCATCTAGACGTTCATTCACCTCGTCTAAATATATTTTTATTGCTTTATCGTTCATAATTCTCCTTTCTTTCGAATTAATATTTTTTAACTATATATAGTATACCTACCACCAAAGCGATTATAAAGCAAGGGGCGACTAACCATTTTTAACTAATACAGGAATTCGTAGACTAAAGCCAGTCCCTCCTTCGTATTCAAAATGAATATAATTAAATAAGTCGTTAGTTTCTACGCTTATACTTACTTCAGAGGGCTCGGTAACTCGACCTAACTCCATATCGTCCGCATGTGCAACTTCTTGTTTAAAACTGCCTACGTCTTTAGAATAAATAATTTCGGTTAAATAATCCATCGGGTCGAAGTTATCTTCAATACGTTCAGGACTATCGCCTGTAGATATATCTATATTTTGCAATCCTGTAGGTTTAAATTTACTCATATTATTCTCCTTTCTTAAAAACTTCTACACGTCCTTGGTAACAAGTCCCACCATCGGCGACCTCGACTTGTTCGTATTTATGGCAAAGTATCTTATACTCGGCATTTTCGAATACGTATATATAAAGTCGGATACGTTCGCCGTTTTGTATACATTCACCTAAACTCGCATTAGCCGTAATTTTCAACCAATTCGGGTTATTAGTAACAATTTCTTCAAGCAAATCTTCTATCAACATACCACCGTCTTCACCATCGAGTGGGTGAGGG